ATCACACTTGCTGAGGCTAGAGAGTATGTCAAAATATTTGGTGGATGTTTTGCTAGACTTGGGAAAAATGGAAAACTCAACATTGTAAAATAAACCGCACTGCAAGGAGTAAACTATGAAATATTTTATTTTTGACAAAGATTCAAATGTTAAAGTGGGTTATGTGATAGCTGAAACTTTAGAAAGTGCAAAATTAAGAGCCGAAATTCAAATTTCTATGAGAAAAGAATTGATAGGAAAAAAGTTAGTTTTAAGATTAAAATAAAATTGGTTTGCTTGTAGACCAAAAAAACAAACAGGAGGCTAGTATGTTTAATTCAATTATGAGAAATGGAATTTATTATACTGACATTCATAACATGAGATTGGAAGATTTGTTGTTTTTTCAGAATCATGGATTTCCAAAAGATTTTGAAAATCATAAAAAAGAAAAATATTTGTACATTTTTCCACTTGTTAAAAATGGAAAATTTTCAGCCTGCTTTACTTTATGTTCAGCAAATAAAATTGAAGACATTTTCAATTACGCTGAATATGTGAAGCAAAATGAAAAAGATTGCTTGCAGTTTTCCAAAGAGCATGATTGCGAGTGCTACCCAAAATATGCGACAACAGCGTATAAAAGAGGATTCAGGCTCGGTGAAACTGTATGGGTTTTTGAAAATCCTGAAATAATGTGAAAATCACCATATACTTATAATTGCAAGGTGATAAGAGAATCTTGAGGAGGAACAGGCTGAGCTTGAGAGGGAAATTGCGGAATCTCGAAAGCTGGCCGACTATAAATATCCGTGGGAAAAATAAAAAATATACTAAAAACAATACTTTTTAAGACCGAAAATTAACTTTTTCGGTCATTTTTTTATTTATTTTTTGTCAAAAATGTATTAAAATAAATGCAAAAGTAAATATTTTTATTATTTTTTATTAGTTTAGGATGGAAAACGATATGGAAAATGAAATTATTGAAAAGAAAAAACTGGGAAGACCTAAAAAAATTACCGAAAAAAAATTCAGAATAGCGGTGCAGAATTCAAACGGCATGAAAGCTGAAATTGCAAGAAGATTGAACTGCAATTGGTTTACAGTTAATAATTATGTCAAGAACAATCCTTTTGCCCAGAAACTGTTGAATGATGAAGCCGAAGTTGTGTTGGATTTGGCGGAAAACGTGGTAATAAATGCGATAAAGAATGGTGATGAAAGGGTTGCTGAATGGTATCTGTCCAAGAAGGGAAAGTCAAGGGGATATGCTGACTCCGTGGGAATACAGGTTAAGGGGAATGGAAATACGCAGGGGACGGAAGATACAATAATCATAGATGCTAACACCAGAAACATAATTGACAGGATAAAGGCAGATACAATGGAAAATCCCCCAGTGCCTAAGAAAATAAAGAAGTTGGTCCCTGCTGAATACAACGAGGAATAAAAAGTGGAAATAGACAACAACTTCATTGACAAGATTTTGAGAAATCCACATTACATAGGATGGCTCATTGGCAAGGACAAGTTGAATTCGTTGCATAGTGAGTGGATAAAATATTGCTGGGATTCAAATGAGCCCCAAGGGTTGCAGGCTTTCCGCGGAGGGTACAAGTCAACGGCGATTGACCTTGTGGGAATAATACGCTCATTCATGCTTAATCCAGATGACAGAATCGCACTGGTGAGAAAATCATTCAAGGATTCGTCCACTGTTGTTGAATCTGTCAAACAGGCCATGCAGATTCCAGTGATAAAGGAAATATTCAAGTTCATTTACGGTGAATATCCTAGGGCAACAATAGCAAGGGAAGGACGGTTAAGCTACAATTTCAAGAAGTCGATAACACCCGAGGCAAGTCTTACCGCATACGGAATAGATTCAAGCCTTACTGGTTATCACTTTGACCGAATAATTTGTGATGACATAATTACCTTGAAAGACAGAATAAGCAAGGCGGAGCGTGAACATACTAGGGAAGCCGTGAGGGAACTTGCCACAAACATCATTGACCCTGAAAAGGGAAGCATTTGGATAGGTACTCCGTGGCACAAGGAAGACGCATGGAAGGACATAAACACATTTTGTGACATAGCGAAATATTCCATAAATGACTATAACTTTTTGGGTGAGGAGGCGGTCGCCGAAAAGAAGAAGAGGACAACACCATTTCTTTATTCAGCCAACTATGAGCTGGAAATAAGAAGGGATGAGACAAGTCTGTTTGCCGAGCCTAAGATGGCTGAGGGATGGGATTATAAAAAAAGAAGTTATGCTCATATTGACTGTGCGTATGACGGAAATCATTATTGTGCGTTGACGATACTTTCACCACTGGACAATATTGACCCAGAGACAGCAACGAAGTTTCAGGCGGTGGGATTTACATATCCGGGAAACTGCAAGGCATGGGCCAATGAGGTCATGCGTCTGTGCATTAAGTATAAGGCTCGTTTTCTGCTGAACGAGACAAATCCTGATAAAGGTTATTTTGCCAACCAAATGACAAAGCTCGGAATAAGGACAAAGACATATTCCGAGACTGAGAACAAGCATATTAAAATCAGCACGAATCTTTACGAATACTGGGATAAGATATACTGGTCGCCCGACACTGACCCCGAATATCTGAACCAAATAATTGACTATAGGGAGGGAAGTGAGCCTGATGACGCTCCAGACAGTTGTGCCAGTATTTTAAGGGAGATATGCAAGCCCAACAAGTCACGCTCAAGGGCATTGTGGGAATAAAATAATACTTTTAATTTTTTTGTTTTTAATTTATAATAAAAATCAACAAGGAGGAGCAGGTGAAAAAAATTCAACTTATAATTTTTATGATTATGGTGCTGGTCATTTTAATTCTGTTGATTATAGTCAGCGTCTGTAGAAAAAAAATAAGGTCATGTAAGGATGAAATAGATATGCTGGCTGGCGACAATGAAAACTTAAATGACAGGCTGAATAACATTACGGGGGAACTTGAAATTGAAAAGAAGCATAACATGGAATTGGCGAAGAGGCTTGCTGACATTAGTTATATGTCCATTGATGATGTTCTTCATCAGTTGCAGAACAACGACAAAAACGGTATACAGGGTTATTGACATAGACTTTCCCGAGTTTCCAGTGCTGGGAGATTGTGAGGTACTTGAGGGAAACAGGGTTGCAACGGATGAGGAATATTTCAGGAAGCTGTTGATATTTAGAACACTTTATATTGACGAGATAAACAAGTATAACGAGAAAAAGAAACTTATTGAAGGAGAAAACTAGATGGATGATTTGCGTATAAGAGACCAAATAAAACATGACGGATGGGCAAACTTGTTCACTGGTCTCGGAACCAGAGCGGACAAGAGTAAGTCCACGAGGGCAGTACCGAACGGATTTCTCATGGACATGGAGCTTGAGACCATTTATGCCGATGACGGACTGGGGGCGAGAATAATTGACTTGCTCCCCGATGACATGATGAAGCAGGGATGGAAATATATTTTTGATTCTGAAAAAGAAGAATTTGAGGAAAAGTCAAGAATATATGATGAGGTCTTCAAGCAGATAGGGGTGAACAAAAAAATAACACAGGCGTTGAAATGGGCAAGGCTTTACGGCGGATGTCTTATTTTACTGGGAGTGTATGACGGTGACGAACTTGACCAACCGTTGAATCTCAGAAAAATAAAGAACTTTGAGAACCTGAAAATAATTCCCAGAAATAATATAATGTATGGAACTATGGAATGGCAGATGAATCCGGAGCTTCCCCACTATGGACAGGTTGAATATTATCCGGTCACTTTTTATGTCGGTCGGGAGTACATAGTCAAGAGAATACATTACAGTAGGGTCATTGAGCTTCACGGAATAGAAATACCCAGTTCAGAGGCAAGTATTATTCCGATGGAGTTCAGATACTGGGGAATATCAGTATTGCAGAGAATACAGGACAGATTGAAGGACTTAGGAACCAGCTTCAGCTCATTGTCAAATTTAATTCAGGAACTGACCATAGGAAAATACAAGTACCGTGACTTAGCTGACATAATGGCAAGCCCTGACGGTGAGAAACTTGTACAAAACAGATTACAGGCCATGGACCTAATGAAGTCAACGTTTCATTCAGTGCTTATGGACACTGAGGATGAGTTCATGCGTGACACCTTGTCCTTCGGCGGCGTTTCGGACGTTCTTCACCAGTTTATGATGATGCTTTCCGCAAGTACTGGCTATCCCATGACAAGATTGTTCGGGGTGAGCCCTGCCGGACTGAACAGCACTGGTGACAGTGACACGTATCAATATTATGACATGGTAAGGTCAAAACAACAGAATGAACTGTTGCCCATACTTGAAAGACTGGTGCATATTGTGTCTGAATGGCAGAATGTTGAGGAACCCAAAATTGAGTTCAATCCGCTTGAACAGATGACGGAGAAGGAGCAGGCTGAGCTTGAGGAAAAGAAGGCTCAGACTGAAAAAATAAAGATGGACACATATCAAGGCTACATTAACATGGGAATAATGACACCTGAGATAGTTGAGGAACTTGAGTTCGGGAACACGCTCAAGGAAATAGACAAGAAGCTGGGTACGAGCAGGTCAACGGAGCTTCCACCAGTAGGGGAGGAATGAAAATGGAAAGATGGTCATTGTTGATTTCAGTTGTTTCCGGACTGTCAGCCTGTATGGGCTTCATAGGTATTTTCATTAAGCTGGGAAAGGAGAAGGGCGAGTCGGATGCGGTGCTGAATGAAATGCGGAGGGACATAGACAATAACGAGCACAACATCAATTCACTTGTATCGAAGGTTACTCAGATGCAGATTGAGAACACAAAATTGATAACCACGCTTTCCAATGACCTAGGATGGATTAAATCCTCGTTGACGGACATAAAGAATGAAATAGCAAATGGGAGAAAAACAAATGGAAGAAGTAAAGGTTGAGACAAATACTGAAACAGGCGGATTGAAGGCAAAGACTGTTTCACTGATTGGAAAAATAGTGGGAGGGTCAATTATTTTAATCGGCTTCACGTTGAAATGCTTTCATGTTCTGGACTGTGAAATAAATGAGCTGATAAAGATTGGATTCGCTGAGATGGCTGTTTTTGGTACTATCGACATAAACATCGCGTTGGACAAGTTTTTGAGGAGGGATTAAAAAATGTATCTGGATGATTTCGTAAAAAAATATGACGGAAAGAAAGTTGACTTTGACGGAGTGTTTGGTCCGCAATGTGTTGACTTGTTCCGTCAGTATTGCAAGGAATGTCTGGGAATAAAGGAACATACTGGACGATGCGGCACTACTGGGGGAGCGAAAGATTTGTACGTTGATTATCCCAAAATGCCGTTGGAGGAAAAGTATTTCTACAGATGTTCTGACGGAAACTATATTGCTGGTGACGTTGCCGTATGGGATTCGAACTCAAGTAACAAATACGGTCACGTGGCAATAGTGATAGGCAAGCTGAATGATAATCTGATTGTCTTTGAGCAGGACGGATTCAAGCTGAACGGAGCTAAAATAAGTTTAAGAAGCATGAAGAACCTGCTTGGTGTTTTGAGAAAAAGATAAAGGGTGTACGAATGGAAATTAAAAATACTACTGAGATACAGCTTATGAAAATACTCTTCAAGACTAGCGGGAGCAGGTCAACCAGAAACATGACTTCAAAAAGAGCATATCCTTTTGGCATTGAGAATGAGTATTACAGAAAACTGAAGTTGATTTTCAAGCCGTTGGTCGATTATGTTCAAAAATACATTGATGAGAACTTGGAGCCGTTGTTGCGTGGTGATTCAAGTGTTAGACTTGACGCAATTCCGGGAAAAACCTTTAGAAAGATGATTCTTGACCTTGAGGAATGGGAATCAATGTATATGCCTGACATTTCGGAATTTCCCGAGGAGCAGTTGAACAATACAATACTTCTTTCAGTTAGGGAGACGGCTGAAAAGGCAAAAGAATTCGGTGACAAGGAATTTGAGAAGGAGATAAAAAAAGGAATATATGTGTCGTTGCCGTTGTCCTCACCTTGGTGGGATGACATGATTAAGAGCTGGGCTGAGAATAATTATGCCTTGATAACCTCCAACGCAAGCAGGTTCATTGACAAGATAAACAACTTGACGGAACAGGCCGTGGTAAACGGATTTTCCCACAAGAAACTGAAGGAGGAAATAAAGAAGGCGACGGAAGGACTTTCAGACAAGCACTGTAAATTAATTGCCCGTGACCAGATTGGAAAATTGAACGGTCAGATAGCACAGGCACAAAAGCAGGAGCTTGGACTTGAATGTTATGTATGGAGTACCGCAAAGGATGACCGTGTCAGGGAAAGTCACCGGCTTATGGAAGGATTGTTGTGCAGGTATGATGATGCCAGCGTGTGCAGTTATGACGGAGGAAAGACGTGGGTGGAAAGACCCAGTGGGGCGGTTGAGCTTCATCCCGGACAGGACATTCAGTGCCGTTGCGTCGGCTTGGCTTATTATCCCGAGTTGATTAAGGAATTGACAAAATAACAGTTTACTTTTTTTTTGAAATAATATATAATTGAATTATGAAGTTGAACGAATATCAAATTAATGAGATTAAAAAAGCCTGTGAATCGGTTGACTATGGTTCGGTTACGATAAAAATGAATCCTACCCTTGACCATATTGACTTGATTATTGACAAGCAGGTAAGATTGAGGTCGGAACCTACAAAACCTCCCTTGAGGACGGTTGATAAAAAATACTAGGTTTATTAGGCTGACTGAAAACAGAAGCAATCCTTAAACGGATTGCTTTTTTTATTTTAGAGGGAAACATGAAAAAAGATTTGAAGCGTTTTGACAACATTGACAATTCCCAGTGGATGACCGTACCGTTTGAAAGAACCAACGAGGGATTTTTGAAAGGCCGTGCCATAGTCACTTCCATAGGTGTCTTCACGTACAAGAGGGCTGACGGAACAATTCAAAGAGAACTTCGCCTTCCCGAGGAAGTTTTTGCGGAAGGCACGCTAAACTCAATGAAGTTGAAGCCAGTTACTTTAAATCATCCGACGGAACTTGTGACAAGTGACAACGCTGACAAATTGCAGGTTGGAAGTTTAGGTGACAATCCCTCATGGACAAAAGAATGGCACGACAGAAACTGGACCGATGTAACAGACGGAATAAATTGTGCCATTGACATGATTGTGACCAAGAAAGATGCTATCGACGCAATTCTTAACGGCAAGCAGGCTCTCTCAATGGGATATACCTGCGACCTTGACATGGCGGAGCCCGGAGCAACGTGGTGCGGAATTGAATATGATTTTATCCAGCGTAACATCAGATATAATCATTGTGCCATTGTTGATTCGGCGAGGGCAGGTGACAACGCAAAGATTGAACTCAGGCAGGACAGTGAGGATGCTGTCCTTGAGGATATTGTAACAAAAACCGATGGAGGTGAAACAATGTTGAAGAAAATCAACTTGGACGGCATCGAATATGAGGCTGAGGAAAGTGTAATCAAGGCTCTTAACGCTGAGAGGGCACGTGCCGACAAAGCTGAGAAGGATGTCTGTGAGGAAAAGAAAACAATGGACAAAAAAGTTTCTGACTTGGAAGACAAGAACAAGGAACTTGAGAAGCGCATTTCCGCACTTGAGGCTGAGAAGGACACGGCGAAGGAGAAGGCGGACAACGCTGAGAAGGAACTTGAGGCTCTCAAAAAGACCTCAATGGATTCAAAGAAAATTGATGAGATGGTCAACGCAAAAATTGACCTGATTCACAATGCCGAGAAGGCTGGTGTTGAAGTCAAGGCTGACATGGCTGACGCTGACATCAAGAAGGCTGTCATCAACAAGGTTTTCCCGAACGCAAAATTTGACGGTAAGGACGACGTTTATATTCAGGCTCGTTATGACGCAACCGTTGAAATTCTTGCTGAGAGGGCTGACAACAAGAACAAGCAGTTCACTTCCGACACTCCCCCAGCGAATCACGCTGACGAAAGTGACGCAAGGGAACGCATGATTAAGCGTATGAAGAACCACGGAAAGGAGGAGTAATATGAATCTTTACGGTTTACTTTCAGATGAGAAGGCTATGGCTGGTATGCTTTACGGTCTCAATCCTAAGACTATTGTTTCGCATCCTGCCGGAGAGAACATCAATTACGGTAAAGGTGTTTTCTTGAATTCAGATGGTGTTTTGAAGGCTTCTAAGACTAACGATGAAATTTTCGCTGGTGTCTCGGTATTCCATCAGAACGCATTCTTGAATTCACGTGGACTTTACGTTCGGACGGAAAGCGTCAACGTAATGGAGAAGGGATATATTTACGTGGCACTTGCGAGCGGTGTTACACCTTCAATCGGCGCTACCGCTTATGTAACTTCCGCAGGAACCTTCACAACGGAGTCAAGCGGAAATACGCAGGTTGGAATTTTCAAGTCCGGTGCTGAGACTGGAAGCAACAATGATTCCATCGCTCTTGTAACTCTGGACTAACATTGTGGAAATAGGAGAATGAAAATGGCAGGAACAAATAATCCGGTTAGGCTTGATTCAAATGAATCAGCGTTTTTCAACCGCGAGCTTGCGTTCGTAAAGTCAAAGACTTATGACGCAAAACTCGCTGAGCTTAAAGGTCTCTCACTTATTCCGATTTCAACTGAGGCTGGAGCCGGAATCAACGAGATTGTTTTCCGTCAGTATCGCGGGGTAGGTTTTGCCAAGGTCATTGCGGACTATGCAAAGGACTTCCCTCGTGTTGACGTGTACGGTGAGGAGCAGAGCGTAAAGGTAAAGGGAATCGGTGACAGTTACGGCTATTCCATTAAGGAAATCCGCCAGTCACAGAGAGCAGGCAAAAACCTTGACCAGCGCAGGGCAATGACCGCCCGCCGTGCCCATGATGAAATGATGAACAAGATGGCGCTCAAGTCAAATGCCGTTGACGGAACAAACGGACTTCTTGACTATCCCGGAATCACTGAGGTTACGCTTCAGGCAGACGGAACTGCAAGTTCAAAGACATGGGCAAGCAAGACAGCTGACCAGATTGTGCGTGACATCAATGACATGGTGAATGCTGTCATGGAGCCAACAAGTGCTAGGGAAATCCCCGACACCCTGCTTCTTCCGATTACCCAGTACAACGACATTGCAAGCCGTCGTATCGGTGAGGATGGCACAAAAACTTTGATGAAGTACATCCTTGAGAATTCACCGTACATCAAGAGAATTGAGTGGCTCGCTGAGCTCAAGGGCTTTGGTGCAGGTGCAACTGACAGAGCGTTGATTGGACGTTTTGACGAGGAGCACATCACCCTTGAAATCCCCCAGCCGTTCGAGCAGTTCGAGGCTCAGCAGGAGGGAATGGAGTTCACGATTCCTTGTCATTCCGAGTGCGCGGGAACAATTATTTACTATCCGCTTGCGTTCGCGTATGCTGACGGTATCTGATACGCACATATAACGGTTTTTGGCGTGGGTTTTAACAAGGGTAATATAAAAATACCTTTTAAGCTAAAACCCACGCTAGATTTTAATTTATGGCTTGTTATAGCCGATTTTAATTCAAACATAAAGGATGGAAAATTATGTTGTTGAAATTTACGCCCAAAACGGAACATTTGAAATGTGTTATGCTCACGCCTGCCAAGGGAACTGTTGTCAAGAAAACAATGGTCCGCCTTCTTCCCGGAACAAACGAAGTGACTGACGATGAGTGGAAGGCTATGCGTGGCAACGTAGCAACGGAACTGAAGAACGGTGAGATTACAATTCTTGCCCAGAAGGTCAAGAACGATGACGGAAAGGAAATAACCGCAAAGGACTTGAACGAAATGCCAGTGAATGTGGCGGTTGCGTTCGTCAATGACTGCATGAATCCTGACACGCTTTCAAAATGGTACAAGGAAATCACCAATGAGGAAGTAAGGCTTGCGGTGACAAAGAAATTCAAGAAGCTGGAGATTGACGTTCCCGAAGATGAGATTCCTGACACGTCAAACGCATCTCCAATGACCCTTGACGAATTTGATGATGAGGAAAAATCCTCAAAGTCAAAGAAGGAGTAAAGCGTATGATAACGGCTGAACAAATTATCCAGACTATCTGCCCAGAACTTGCGGATAGTCCATCCATGTCCCAGTATGAGCAGATGGCAAGGGAAAGTTTGTCCAGTCGGTTCTTCGGCAAACTTTATGAGCAGGCTGTTGCTTATAAGGCTTGCCACCTGTTTACGGTAACAAAGAAAAGTGCGTTGAATGACGCAATGAACATCGGGGGCGGAAGCGTGAATCACCTTTCGGAAGGTGGAATTTCGCTGGGATTTACAAGTCCTCACAGTGACAAGGAACTTCTTTCAAGCAGGTACGGAAGGATGTTGTATGACTTGATTAGGTCGATGCCGACAATGCAGGTAAACAGAAATTGCAGGCCGCCTTTACCGCAATATCCTTTTGTGTATACGGAGGTCTAAAAAAATGATGTTCTTTCCAAACGCCGTTCTATATGTCTCGGATTTGAAGACGATTAAGAATGAAGAGGGAACAAAAATAAAGACCTATGATTTTGACAATCCGCTTGAAAGTTTCAAGGCGGACGTGCAGCCCAACACATTGACGCAGGCACAGATTGAGCTTTACGGATTGAACACAAAAACTGCGAATACGAAGAAGTGTTTCACCGACTTGGAAAACGGCAATTACATGATTGTTGGAAACAGGGTTAAAGTTGAGTATGATGACGGAACGGTTGAATATTACAATGTTCAGCCAGTTAATTCATGGCGGTTTCATAAGGAATTTATTTTGATTCCGGTGGAGAACGAGAAATGAATATTGTTGACATGGTTGAGCTTGAGGGCAGGCTTGAAAAGACATTCAAATTATGTGCTCAGAAAATACAAAGTGACATTCAGCAGTCAATGACTGACACTCCAGTGAACAATTCAGTCTCGTATTATACCCATAACAAAAAAATTCCACATCATCCTTCGATGCCGTACAATCCGCCAGCCGTTGATTCTGGTGATTTAAGGCGGTCGATAAATTACAAGGTTGACGTGAATGACAATGAAATTGTAATGCGCGTCGGGAGCACCATGAAAAATGAAAAATATCCTTACTGGCTTGAATTTGGAACTGAGAAAATGAAGGAGCGTCCTTATATAAGACCTGCCTTCCGTAATAATTTTGATTTTGTTGTGAATCAAGTCAAGGACACCATAAGGAGATTTTTTAAGAAATGAAGAACTTGAAGAAGGTGGCGTTTGAAATTCTTAATGACCCCAGACTGACTGAAATAGTTGAGGACGTTCTTGACGCATACCCGAACGGAATTGAAAATTTTCCCACGGTAATATTTCAGGACACGAATCAGACGGACATTGAGTTCGCTGACAATTTCCCGATAGCCTCAAATTGTGAGGTTACGGTGCATATATTTACGAAGGCTATTGAGAACTATCCCACTACCAGTGAGATAGCCGATGTCATTTATGACATAATGAGGGAGAATTATTTCACCTGCTCCTCTAATTCGGAGGTTCCGGCTGAGGGCGATGACGTAAGACATAGAGTGTTGGTTTTCAGAAACAATTTGTTCTGAATATAATAATTTTTCTAATAGGAGAAAACAAAATGGCAGGAAATGCAGAAAATCCAAAGATAGGATTGGACAACGTTGTTATTGCCGAGCTTCTCACTGATGACGGAAATAATCTTCCCCAGTACGGCGAAATAATTCCGTTGCGTGGAGCGGTCACGGCAAGCGTCAACCCGAACTCAAGCGTGGAGACGGATTATGCAGACAACGGAGCGTTCTTTGTGACTGGCAACCGTGCAAACACGGAGATGACCCTTGAGCTCACGAACGTGGCTCCGGCTACATTAGCAAAAATGCTTGGACAGACAAGGGTGAACGGAATCACACAGGAGAAGCCCCTTGACCAAGCTCCGTATTTCGCATTGGGATTCCGTGTTTGGATTGGCGGCACGGATGAGAACGGCAACAAGATTTTTGAGTACTTCTGGTATTCAAAGGGAAAGTTCTCTGTTCCGGAAAGTGGCGGCAACACAAAGGGAGACTCAATCGAATTCCAGCACATATCCCTCACGGCTCAGTTTGTTCCCACTCTTTACAGCCCTGACGGTAACGGTGGAATTATTTGCAGTCATGCGAGAAGTGACATTGACACTCCGGCAAACGTCATTGCCTCATGGTTCAATGCCCCGGTTATTGCCATTGAAAATGACACGTCGGCTCTTTCAATCACGGCTTCACTTTCAGAAGGAAAAATTGTGTTTGCCGCAACGAAGGCAAGCAGTGAGAACGCAGTTGTGGCTGATTCGTCCGTTGTCCTTGGAAACAGCGTTATGATTTTCAACTCAACCGACGGAAATAATGTTTCCGGAACGGTTGCAGTTGAAAACAACACAATCACTTTCACTCCGACAGCCGAGCCTGATGACGGAGATGAAATTATTGTTACCGTAACAAGTGCGGTCAAGGATATTGCCGGAGTAGGCTGTACGCCTTATTCCAGCGTGATAACTTGGGCATAAAAACAAATGGAGGTTGACTTATGGACTTTTTCAAAAAGACATGGGTGGAGATTGTAGCCGTTGTGATGTTTGTTGCATCAATCATTCTTCTGGCTCTGGGCGGTTTTGCGAAGGCAGATGTTCAGCCTGTTTTTGAGGCGGTTTTTGCCGTTCTTGACGTGGTGTCACTTCTGATTCTCGCAATTAAGAAACTTCTGCAAAAAAAAGCTACTGACCAAAAGTAGTTTCAAAGAAACAAAAATCCCGATGCTGAAAAAATTATTCAGTGTCGGGTAAAAACTTTTTTTAGAAGGATGGACTAAAAATGGAAGAGAAAAAAACAGAACTTGAAAAAATTGAGCCCATAAAGCATAGTCTTTTTATCGGTGGCAGGGAAAGGGAAATAAAATTCAACTTCTCAGCATGGAAAGAGATTGAGAAAAAATATGGTAGTGTGAACAACGTCCAGCAGTTGGTTAAGGACATGAGCGAAAAGCCTTTTCAAACGTTGCCCGAGGTTGTTTATATCTCGCTTATGGACAAGGAAGGTCTTGAGAAGGAAACCTGCCTTGATGAATTTGGTCTTGCTGAAATGCAGAACATAACAAACGTTGTTACAGAAGCACTTAAAGATTCACTTCCCACCGAGTTGGGCGGTAAAAAAAAAGTGAAGGTGAAGTAGAAAGTTTTCCGTGGGTGTACCTGCTCACGGCAAGCATAACTGAGCTTGGAAAGGATGAATCGTGGTTCTGGAACTCTGAGCCACGAATTGTATTTTATTTGGTAGAGGAAAAGAAAAAAATTGACCTTGAGAAAATGAAGGCTCAAGGCGCTTATGTGGCAATGTGCGTATGGGGAAAGAACCCAGATGAACTTGATGACAAGGATGACGGAATATTAGGTGTTGACAAGCCTGTTAATCCAGAACTTTTGAAAGGATGGTACTAAATGGCAGATGATTTTTCAGTTAACGGAAGCATGACTTTGGACACCAGTCAGCTCATGGATTCAATGAATCAAGCCATGGACGCTATTGTTAATTTTAAATCCGAATTGGAACAAATGAATCAAAGTCTTGGAAGCACCGAGGAAGTGGTTTCCAATACTGGAAATTCCGTCAGCGGTGTCTCTGAAAGTTTGTCCAATATTTCGGGAAGCACTGAATCAGCTTCATCCGGGTTTCAAAATTTAACTTCAAAGGCAAATGATTTCCTGAAAGGATTTGGAGTTGATTTGGGTCAGCTTACATCAAAGGGCTCGCAATTCTTAAAAGGCTTCGGAATAGACATTGACAAGTTGGCGGCGAAGTTCGGCATGAGCTCACCGTTGCTTGCTGGAATAGTTGCCTGTACTGTCGCACTTGAAAAACTGGGGCAGGCTATGGACGAGGCGACCGCCGAAATAGTCAAGGGAACTGGAGCCACTGGTTCAGCGTTGGACAGCCTTGAGCAGTCAATGCGGACGGCGTTACAAAACGGAGTGACACTTCCGGCTCAGCAGGTGGCAGGTGTATTGGCTGACCTTAACACCAAATTTGGAGTTACTGGAAAAGAACTTACGTCCATGACGGAGGACTTTGACCAGTTCGCACGAGTGACTGGAACGGACGCAAGGCAAGCCGTTGACACTGTAGGGGACGCAATTAAAAAATGGGGAGTTGAGACAAACTCAACAAAAGCCATCCTGAATCAGCTGACAAAGGCAAGTCAGGATTCAGGACTTTCAGTTGACCGCCTTGCCTCGGCATTGAAATCATCACAGCCTATCCTGTCACAATTCGGCATGAACTTGACTGAATCAACCGCTTTTTTAGCCAATTTGAAAAAAGCAGGTATTGAAAGTGAAACCGTATTGATGTCCATGAGAACTGGACTTGCCAAATTCGCTCAGGAAGGAAAAGAGCCGAAGGAAGCTATGAAGGAACTGAGCGAGCAGATTAAGAATGCCAGTTCAGAAACTGAGGCTCTTGCACTTGCCACCGATGCTTTTGGCACAAGGGGTGGTGCTCAAATGGTACAGGTTTTCCGCTCAGGGGCGTTTGACATTGAGGAATACGCAGAGAGTCTTAATCATGTGGGAAACGCAATGCGTGACACTGACAATGCGAGCCGTACCGTGAAGGACGCAATGGATGAGTTAAAAAATACTTTCATGGGAACGTTCGGACAGTTCGGGCAGACAATATCAGGATTGTTCAAAAATATAATAGACATAGCCCGGAACGTAATGACGGTGTTCTCACCCGTCATTGACAGCATAGGCGGAGTCATAAGAAAATTAGTCGGAGGCTTCGGAAACACAGTTTCTAAAATTGTATTTTACATAACTGATTTGGTCAAGCGTGTCAACGTGCAGGGAACTGTCATCTCAAAAGTTCTGAATGCCATAGGCAATGTATTCTCAAAAGTATTTTCGGCTATCGGCGGAATCGCTAAATGGCTACATCATACTTTGGTAATAATCATCAACAAGATAAAAATATTGCTTTTGCAATTCGAGAAAAAGCTGGCTCCAATCTTACAGCCTATACTGGAAAAGGTTACGTCATTCATCAACGGAATACTCAACGGCGTAAACAGCTTCTTGAGCAAGCTGAGGGAATTGGCAAGCAAAATTGGGGCGGAGGACTTAATTCCCGACAACATCAACTTACTTGTTGTTGAGCCGTTGGACAAAAGAATAGAAACGATTAACAGCCAGATTTTGGAACTGACAAAAGAAAATCAGGCACTCACGGCAGATTTAAAATCCAAGGCGGACAGTACCGTGGAGTATGCCTCAAGCGCGTATCAGACGCAGGAAGAAATTCTTGACAAGGAGGGAACCTTCGCCGGAAATGTCGCCGGGCAAGTAGGGGACGCCGTTGAGAAATTCGCCGACCTTGCGAAATGGGAGGACAAGATACTGTCGCAGACGCTGTCGGTGCTTGAGACCGAAAAGACCAATGACTTGCAGAGAGCAAAGAACCGTGGGGCAACGGAAGAGGAACTGCTTGCCATTGAGAAGGATTATAACGACAAGATACTGGCACTGAAAGAAGAGCAGATTGAGAGGGAAAGAAAACGGGAGATTGAGTCAATCAAAGGAACGGAAAACGAGGCGGACGCAAAGCTGAAAATAAATCAGTATTATGACAAGGAAATTGAGAGACTACATGGTGAGACCGTTGCAGCCATTAAGTTGCAGGATGACGACCGCTACAAACTTGAGGAGGAATGGAATCAGAAACTTTTATCGCAGAAAAACGAATTGTATGACTATGAGGAAAAGGCTCTGAAATCCCTTGCCGAGACAGAGCAGGAAAAGGAGCTCATAGCGTACGATTACGCAAAGAAAAGATATGAGATGGAGATGGAGAGCCTCAAGAACCAGAGGGAAACGGCTCTTGCCCAAGCCGGAAACGTTCAGGAACTGCTGGACAAAATCAACGAGTATTATGACGCGCAGGAAATGATGGCTACTGGCAACATGAACATGGAGACCATGAGGCACAACAAGACCATGGAAAATTTGAACGCTGAGGCAGATGCGGAAACGGACGCAGATGCGGACAGAGTGAAGAGTTTCAAGAAAATCATTGAGTGGCTCGGCAAAATCAAAAACACCATATCGGGGACGGTGAAGGTTGTCGGCAAGGTGATGTCCGAGGTCGGCAAGATTGTGTCAAAAAGCGTGAAGGCAGTGAAAAATATTTTCCTCAAGCTGATTGAGTTTGACAATGATGAGATGTTGAATTCGTTGCTTGCGTGGGAGGACAAGGTATTGACGTTCTTCACCGAGGGAGCCAGTCAAATTCCGGCGTTTGTCGCCTCCGCATTGCAGAGCGTCTCCGTTCTCACGGACAACATTATGAGCATGATTAGCGGTGAGGGAATTCAAAAGGCACTGGAAAACATAATCCAGTCAATAGTGAAGGAAGTGCCGAAAATAATAAGCAACATCGCCAATATATTGCTGACGATTATCTCGGCTCTAGTGGACGTACTGAAAAACAACATGGGTAACATCGTGCAGGCGATTGTCACTGTCGTTAAGAAAATCGTGAAAATGATTCCCAAAATGCTGCCTGTAATAATTGATGGCATTATCTCAATAGTGGAAGGTCTCATTGATGCACTGGTGGAGATTGTTGACGATGACGAGACAATGGACGCCCTTGTTAACGTAATAGTGGAAGCCATTCAAAAGGTGACTGAGTCAATATTGAAGAACCTCCCGAAGATAATAAAGGTGGTTGTGAAGGTGATTGTTGCCATAGTGAAGGTGATTGTGAAGTCAATAGCCTCAATAATCCGGGACACTGACTGGAGGGCTGTATGGGAGGAGTTCAAGAGGGTCGGCGGTGAGTTGCTGGGCGGTATATGGGACGGAATAAAAAGCGGATTCTCATATCTGTGGGGCAAGATAAAGGATTTCTTTACCACGATAGGGGAATGGATAAAGAACTTCTTTGACGAGTTGTGGCAGAAAATAAAGGATGCTATAATGGGTGTTGTTGACGAGGTGAAGAGCATTCCTGAAAAAATTGGCGGTGGCGTGTCGGGATTCTTTGAGAATATAGGAAGCGGTATAAAGAGCGGAATCAGTAAAATCGGAAGTGGTATAAAATCATTCCTTGGTTTTGCCGATGGAACTGACAACGCTCCGGCAGGAGTTGCCCTTGTAGGTGAGGAAGGACCGGAGCTGGTGAGGTTCCACGGTGGTGAGCAGGTTGTTCCGGCACCGCAGACAAGGCAGATATTAGGCGGTGGTAATTCTGGAAGCGTGTTCAACGTGACGTTCAACAACACGCAGGACACAACGGCTTTCGCAATGATGAAGCAGATGAAGGGATGGCAGAGGTCACTGGCATTCAATGCGGTAATATAAGGAGAAGGAAAAATGCAGAAACTGATTTACAGGAATCCAAACGGAGAGGAAATTGATTTTACTAGCGGCGATTTCGGTGTCACGAAATGGAGCGGATTCAGCAAGGTTGACATGGACGTGCAGAGCCAACAGGTTCCCTTCCATGACGGAAGCGTTTTCCTTGACGCATTACTGGGTGAGAGGGAACTGAGCGTTACCGTTGCCGTAAATGACGACAACAACTTGGAGAAAAGATACAGGCTCAAGAGGGAACTGATTCACTGTCTCAATCCGAAGCTGGGTGAGGGTGAGTTGATTTATACCAATGATTATACAAGCAAGAAAATTGTTTGCGTTCCCGACATCCCCGAGTTTGACAACAAGAACATGAACGACAGCGGAACAATGAAAGCCATGTGCTCATTCACGGCAAGCAATCCGTACTGGGAGGACGTGGAGGAAACTGAACTAAATATAAATAAAGGATTTTTTGATGTAGAAAATAATGGAGATTTAATAACAAATGTTAGTATTGAGGCTTATACGAATAAGATAAACAATTTAAAAATTAAAAATTTAGAAAATGAGCAGATGATAAATTTTCAAAAAGAAGTTGACGATAATTTCGTAATTGATACGAATTTTGGGGAAAAAAGTATCATTGAAAAATCTTTGGTTTGGGAAAATAATACTTTTGATTTGTGGTTTGCCATAAAGTTTATAACTGAATTAAATATATTTGTAGGTTATGGTGCACTCAATGGTATAGTTCTATTTAGTGAGGATTTGATTAACTGGAAAATAGAGAAAGTTTTTCCAAGAAATAAAGTCACCGATGTAATATGGGACAATGAAATTAAACAATTTGTTTATGTTGACGATGGAAAGCTATGTTATTCGAAAGAATTGAATGTAATTGTAAATATGAAGTCTGACAAAATACGTTTGAGTACTGACGGAATTAACTGGAATGAAGTATATTCAGCAGATAACGACAGGTTTGATTATATATGTTATAATTCGTATTTGAATTCATTTTTAATAAGTGGTATTCATTGCACATACATCAGCTCAGATGGAATCAACTGGGAAAGTCATCCACAATCAATACAAATAAGAAATATAGAATATTATCCAAATTTAAAATTATATATGGGAACTGATAGTAATAGTAAAATTTATCAAAGCTCAGATGGAATCAACTGGATTGAATATTATGATGGAACAAATATTCCTTATATCGCTAAAGAAATTTTATATAATTCTTATTCTGACGTATATGTCGCATATTGTACACAGGTTACAGCATCTCATCAAACATTAAATTATATCTATATAAGCAAAAATTTGAAGAATTGGGAATTGATAAATTCTTTAAATTTTACTAGATTAAAATCACTGATTTTTTGCAGTTCTATGAATTTACTGGTTGGAGTTGATTATAACGGAAATACAATAACTAGTTCAAATGGCATTGACTGGAGTGATTTTAGTACTGATAATTTAAATCATGGAGACCATTTTCAGCAGGTAATATATTCAGAAAACCTCAAGTTATTTGTCGGGGTGGGAAACAGAATAGCATCAAGTACAGATGGAATTAACTGGGTCACAAGATATTCCATATCGTTACCACAAACAAGTTTATTTAGAATTTGTTATAGCTCTGATTTAAATTTATTTGTTGCATGGGGTTCTTCTTTGACCCAAGGAATTATTTTCACCAGTTCAAATGGCATTGACTGGAATATACTTTATGTTGACCACCCTGTAGAAGATATTTGTTATAGTTCAGATTTAGGATTGTTTGTGGCTGTAGGTTATTCAAGTAACGATGATAATAATATAGGAATTATTTTCACCAGTTCAAATGGCATTGACTGGAATATGCTTTCATTCCCGGATATATCTATGTTACGAACAATATGTTATAATTCAGATTTAGGGTTGTTTGTGGGGATGGGAATAAATTACAATGAAACTACAGAGGAAAATGAATGTTATTCTTTCACTAGTTCAAATGGCATTGACTGGAATTTTTCCAGAATATATGATGAAAATTATCCCGAGTCCGAAATTTACATTGGAAAAATATGCTATTCCGAAAAATTAAATATGTTTGTCGCTTGTGGAAATATAGAATCTAGTTATACATATATTATGACCAGTTCCGATGCTGTCAACTGGGTGGGACAAAGGTTTGATAATGGGGACAGACTGAATGGTATCTGTTTCAGCGATTATCTTAATATGTTTGTGGCTGTCGGTGAAGATGGAATAATTATGACTAGTTTTAATGGTCTTGAATGGGATATAACTTACAATTCACTTTATGAAAATTTGTATGAAGTATGCTATTCTGAAAAATTAAATATGTTTGTCATAACTAGTGGTGTAAACTTACTTTATTCTAAATTCGTTGATGGTGAAAATATAATTGATTATTTGACGGAAGACAGTGACATGAATTTCAGTATTGCTGTCGGAAAGAATAAACTTATTATATCTGGGGACGGTAATCTAAATATAAGATTTAAATATAAACAAAAATATTTGGGAGTGTAAATCATGGCATACAATACAAAGATTCAATTAAACCTTTACAAGTATGAAAACAATGCATTCAAAAGAATTGCGGTTATTGACGACTACAACGAAATATCATTCTCAAGAAAAATGTATGAGGCGGGTGAGTTCACAATCACGATAAACCAGAACATTCCGAACGCAAAACTTTTTGAAATCGGAACATTCGTACAGTTCGGAAGCGACAAGTACGACATCGGGGAAATAAGTAACATCACCACACCCATAGGAGCGGAGGGAAAGGGAAGTCAGAACCTTGTGATAACAGGATATGACTTGCGGTATCTCTTCAAAAGGCGTGTGATAAAAAATTGCAACGCGAACGGAAAATGGGAGATGACCGCAAAGGGTGAGATTGTCATGCGGTCATTGATACAGGACCAGTGCGGAATAAATGCGGAAGTAAAAAGACGCTTGCCTATTGGAAATGTAATTCCCAATAGCGCGGCTGCGATTGGAAAAGAGTTTTCAATATCGGAATCTTTCAGCAATCTTTACGATGTGTTGGTGACAATCGCCACGCAATCAGAAATCGGGTGGTGTATAAGGTTTGAAAGCGGAACAATGACGCTTGAATTCTATGAGGGTGAGGATTTGTCTGCCTCCGTTTTTTTCTCAACAGAGTTTGATTCCTTGCAGGACGGTGAATTCAACGAGACGACGGACGCATATTCAAACACCGTGTATATCGGTGGCAAGGGACAGGGAGACCAGAGGGACATTTACGAGGGGGAGGACGGCAACCCGGAGGGAATGAACAGGTTTGAGTCATGGGATGACCAGTCAAGCCTCACGAATGAAATTGAGTACACGAACGAAGCCTTGTCCATGCTTGCACAATACGGAGATTTAACGACAGTTGCAGGAACGGCACTAGCAAAAAATCCGTATGTCTACAAGGAAAATTACAATGTCGGAGACATCATAAAAATATCGTTCAGCGGTAAGTCCGCAAGGACAAGGGTATTGTCAGTCACGGAGCACTGGAGCGGTCGCGGACAATATGCCATTGACTTTGAGTTCGGAAAGCCGATGAACAATTTAGCCGGACAATTACAGCTGATGTTACGGCAGATTCAGAGGGCGGGTGACAATTCGTCAAGCACTGATTCCGTACGATGGTACACGATACCGACAGACACGGAAATGCCGAAGGCTGACGTCACCTTCAACACAATCGGATTCATCGGTGACTGTGGCAATGACGGAAAAACTTTCAAATTATATTTCGATGAGAACGGAACTGGAAGCAAAAGCTATCATGTATGGTTCAAGCAGTTGGCAGGAACTGGAAAGTTGACATTGACCACCGGAGTTGAGGGAAAGCAGAATCTTGAAATGGATAGCGGAACTTATGTGGGTATAATTTATGTTGACCAGCAGGGAAACGTCCTGAATCAGGCAAGTGCGGTTTCCGTCAATTCAGGCGGTCAATCTGCGGGAACTGCAAGCACGATAACCGTCAATGGAAAAACATATGATGTCGGTGGCGGTGGTGGAAGTGGTATTCCCCTTGGCGGATGGACTAGCTTTGAGAACGACACCACACCAAATGATGAATGGCTACAGGCAGGAACAACTTTTGATTCTGATACATACCCGGAGTTATTCCTATATCTTGGTGGCAATACGGTTCCTGAAAGATATGACCATTCAAGACCGGGGGATTATGAACCTATTTTGTTACCGTCTACTTCAGCAACTGCTATAACCGCACCATATGACGGTGAAATTATTTATACTACTAATGCCAATGTAAGTACAAAAATTTATATAAATAATACTTTAATTACACAACCTAATGTCAGAACCACTTACGGACGTACAACGGCTACATTTTCCGTAAAAAAAGGAGACAAATTTTATGTTACTGTTACTAATGGAATTATAAATGTTGATTTGGAAAAAGTACGATGGTTCACCCATCCCATGTTCATCAAGACAACCACCACGGCATCTTCCTACACACCGTCATCGGCAGTGCAGGAGATAAAGGATTATACCAAGGACTATGTGGACGCTAAGAATTCATATTCCACAACGGAAACATTGACGGGTGGAACATGGGTTGATGGGAAACCTATTTATAGAAAGACATATTCAGGAACTTTATCGTCAACTTTAGGCTCAAATACAAGTACAATAATTCCATTGGCTAATTTACCATCAATTAGTACATTGGTAGAAATGAAAGGATTTGTTGAACAATTAAATAATCCTCACAGGGTGCAAACGCTTAATGATTTATATTCAAGGTTTTATTTAGATTTTAGTGCAGGAATTAGAGGACAATCCAATATATCAATACCTGCTGGTTCCCCTTATGCTATAACAATCGAATATACCAAAACGACAGATTAGACAGCCTTAATGCAAGTGACTCCAATACGCTTGCCGTGGGTTGCGTGTTTTCCTGGATTTAGCTTATTGAAAGCACACAAATTTGGAATAGCATACACCATTGTTATTCAACCACTCAAGCTGTCTATGGTTAGGATGAGTCATCGTATATACAGGTTCCAATCCGTTAAATTCCTTGAATACCTTGACCCATCCTTCTTCATCAAGTCCCTTTCCAAAATACAGTTAAGCCAATTCCTGATGATGTGTATAATCACAGGGGCAGAATTCTTTTGCCGTATTTTGAAAAATAATTTTAGTTATAACTATATTTATATTTAATTTTTTTTGTTATAAGTATGCTTATAGTATGTTATAAGTATTCTTATAGTAATAATAAATATATATTTAAACTATATTATTTTATAAATAAAATAATATAAAAGATTTTTTCAAAAAAAAATCAAAAATTCCTAAAAATACATATTTACTTTTTTTTGAGAAAAATATATATTTAGCTCTATAATCATTTGAAAAATAAATCTTATAATAGTTTATAAAGATTTTGAGGAATGAAAAATAATCTAACCATTTTTGATTCCTTAAAAAGAATCTTTCAAACCCTTTCAATTATCTGCGGTTAGAACCTTCAGCAATGAAGGTGCGGACGATTGAAAGGGTTTATTTTTTTAAGGGAAAAAATTTATGGAGTTTCAATCTACAAGAAGGTTCTTCAATACCGATTTTATAATAAAAAATAAACTTTCATTTTCCACAGTAATAATATTGCAGGATATTTATTTTTGGGTGTTTGGAAAGAAACCACCAAAATCTTTGAGGGTAAAGGGTAAAAAATTTTTTTATATTTCTCAAACACATTTTGCAACACTAAACATAGGGTTGTTGACCCAGCCTGCCGTTAATTTAATTTTTTCAGAATTAAAGAAAGCCGGGATAATTTTTGATTCAATTCTTGTGAACCGTCATATGAATTATATATCTTTTGATTGGAATAAAATAAAGGAGTCAATTATGGAAGAGGACAAATTACCACCGTTGGAGTATTATGACATAATGGGTATGCCTGAGGAAAGGCTGATTGAAATGTTGAGGGGTATGCATGAAAGGATAAATGAAGAGATAGCTGAGGAAAAGGGATTTTTAAAAAATAAATCTGATGATATGTTGAACAAGGGCTATGAGGTTGTAAAGAAAAATAATCGGAATTATTTGGTGAAGAAAAAGGGATTTGAAAAAGACATAATCCGGCTAGATAGCGATAGTGTAAATTTATTGAGTGATGAAGATATGGGGATTAAACCAAAGATTTGTATTGAGGCAGATGCTATATCCCGGTTGATATTAAAGAGATATGGAAATTATTTTTCACACAGGATTCCAAAGGATGGTGTTGCCCCAACTAAAACGTACATAAATATATGTAATAAAATAACGGACATTTACAATGGAACTTTTGTGAAGTCAAGGATGTATCCTTTTGGCGAAAAGTTTTTGAATAACAAGCAATTTAACATAGAGGGATGGCGTGATAAAATCCGGGAAGTGAAGGGTGATTGGTTAAAGGTAAAGAAATTGATATTGATGGCACTAAAGAATTTTGAATTGATGTACAATAAGGACAGGTTGCCCTATAGCAAGGATTATTTGCAAACAAATTTGAGCCTTTGGCTTTATGACAATGTTAGCAATTATGAAGAGCCGCAATCTCAATTTATCCTTTGTCTTTTTGAGCCGGATTTTACAATAAAGCATAATTCAGAGTTAAAGGCTGACAAGATATTTGAACAACTTCCTGAAAAGGCAAAGGATGGTGGAAATAAACTTTTTGAATTGAATGAAAATATGCCCAGTGGAACTTTTTGGGAAAAGATAAAGGCTATGATTGAATGGGGCAAATTAGCTTTGAGTAATGAACCTAACATTCACTATTGGATAACTTCACCAAGTGAAATTCCCGGATTATTTGCAGACTATTGTAGGGAAAAGAAAATATCTGTTTCAATAAATACATTGGATATAGAAAAGGCAGTGGAAAATAATACACCATGGACTTGGTTCATAAAGGATATGAGTTTGAAGCATGGATTGAATAGTCATTTGAGTGAATTGGTTACACTGGATGATTTTTTTAATTGCTATTCTTCAACTCATATAACTTTTGATGATATGGATGAAGTCGTATTTTAAGAGGAGAGCCGGAGAAAATGACTAAAGACGAATTAAAGGAAAAAGAGCGAAAAGAAATGTTGAAGAAAAAGGGATATTTGACTGTAAATTCCCTTATTGAAAAGTTGAGGAAATTAAGTGAAGAGGGGTATGGTGAAGATTTGGTTGGGAGTGATTATGAACTTTATCAATATTGCGAATATGATAATATAGCCGGATATGTAATTGTAGAATGAGGTTTTTATGGTTTATCAAGGTTCAAAATCCCGGATTAAAAAATATATTTTACCGATAATTCAAAATTGTATCTACAAAAATAATGTGGATACATATATTGAGCCTTTTGTTGGGGGGGGGATTTTGAATGCGTTTGGATGAAAAGCATTAAGTGCTCTATGAATTCAATGAGGAAAAATTCTTTGGATAAAATTGAAAAATTATTTTATTTTGGAAAGCCTAATAACATAAACATTTTGCAGGAAGAAAAATTATTTGATTTCTAAAATCTTATAATTATATAAGGAAAAGGAAAAATGAAGAGGGAAAAACTAAATACACTTTCAGAAAGGGATTTGATTTATCAACTTATAGTATCAGATAAATTTTGTCGTGAGATAATTCCGGTGTTAAATCCGAAGATGCTTGAAATTGTTTATGTTAGAACAATTGCAATTTGGATTAAAGATTATTTTGAGAAGTTCAAAGAAGCACCGAAAAAGAATATGATGAAATTGTATCGCACTCACGTTGAAGAATTAAATGATGAGGCATTACAAGATAACATTCTGACTTTTTTAGAAAAATTGAACCGGGATTATGAAAAAATAAAGGTCAGCAATGAGGATTTTGCAATTCAGAACGCAATCAAATATCTAAAGGTTAGAAGCCTAAAGAATTTCAGCGAGGATATTGATGCTTATATAAATTCGGGTGAGATAGAGAGGGCTGAGAACTGCGTAACAAAGTTTAGGAAAGTTGAAATTGCTAGCGGTGAGGGTGTTTCACTTCTTGACGATTTTGATATAATAACTTCTTCATTTACTGAGGAACAGGACTTTCTTTTTGCTTATCCGGGAGACTTTGGAAGATTATTGGGAGACATTCATAGGGAAGATTTTATTGCGTTTCTAGCTCCAATGAAAGCCGGAAAGACATTCAGCTTAATAGATTTTGGGATTGAGGCTTTGAAGAATAATCTGAAAGTTGTAATGTATTCACTTGAGATGAGCCGAACAAATATGATTAAGCGAGTTTGGACAACACTTTCAGGACAGACAACTAAGGATATTGAAATTGAAATCCCTTATTTTGTAGAGGATGAGGGAAAATGGAGAATTGAGAAGAAAGTTGTTAATAAAAAGGCAAGCTCAGTTCTTGAGGTACAGAAAAAACAGAGAAGCCTTAAAAGGCTTTTCCGTGGTGGTGCTTTCAGGATTTACGCTGAGCCTGCATATAGTTTGACTGTAGAGAGCTTGGAAAATAAACTTGATGATTTAGCTTATGAAGGATTTTACCCAGATGTCATCATAATTGACTATGCTGATATTATGGCTCCAAGCGATACAAAGAGCGATTACAGGAATCAGATTGACGGAATCTGGAAAAGGTTGAGAGCTTTAGCTCAGAAAAGAAAAGCCGTTGTTGTAACTGCAAGCCAGACTAACCGTGGTGCAATCTCTAGGGAAGTTGAGGCTGAGGACACGGCTGAGGACATTAGGAAAATAGCCCATGTGACTTCTATGGTATCAATCTCAAAGACTAAGTATTGCAAGCAGAACAAGCTGGCTATATTCAGTCAACTTGCAATCCGTGATGGGGAGCCGGAAATGAGGAAAGTAGTGGCAACTCAGAATCTTGCTTTGGGTAGACCAATATTGGAATCTCATTGGAAAGATGATGTGATTTTCGATGATAAAGAAAATAAAACAGAGAGGAAAAGGAAATGATTGAGAATTGTACTGTCAGAAGAATAAAACGAGAAGATACTCGTACATTTTTATATTTTATTCATTATGCTAGAAGGATGCCGCAAATAACTTATGCCTTTGGATTATTTGAAAATAATAATTTGATTGGAGTTTGTACATTTGGTTATCCTGCATCACCTAGTCTCATAAAAAGTCTTTTGAAAGATTCTGAAAATAAAATTCTTTTGGAATTAAATCGTCTTTGTTTGAAACCAGAATACAATGGAAAAAATTATGGTTCATATTTTGTAAGTAAATGTTTGAAACTTCTTCCAAATGAAACTTATGTCGTAAGTTATGCAGATTCAGGTTGGTCGCATTGTGGTTATGTTTATCAGGCTACAAACTGGTTATATACTGGTAAACAAGAAGAAAGATTCGCTAAATATTGTAACGGAAAACACGCAAGACATCAGGAAAGATTTGATTCAGAATATAAACAATTGATTTCTTCAAAATACCGATATATATATATGGTCGGAGACAAAAGAACAAAGAAAGATATGTTGAAGAATATTAAATGTGAAATATTTAATGAATATCCAAAGGTTGAGGAAGTAAAATACGATGTAAATAATCCTCAACCTGTAGATAAAAGATTGAATAAACCTTTGACGAAAAATCATGAAATTATTGAAGTTGAAGATGATGAAAATAAATTATTTGATTTATAATCTTATAATAAAGATATAGTGAGGTATAAAGAATGACTATCAGTAGGAAAGTTCTTTTGGATAGCTTGAAAAAGGCTATGCCCGGAATTGAGAGTGGGAATGCGGTTTTGCAGGGAGCAGACGCATTTGTATTTCACGGTGGAAAAATCTTCACCTACAACGATTCAATCGCAGTCTCTATCCCTTTGGATATTGATGGGCTTGTTGATGAGGGTGTTGAGGGAGCAGTACATGCGGATGAATTCTTCAAAATCCTTTCAAAGTTTTCAGCCGATGAATTGAATTTTGTAGTAACAGAAGATGACTCCTGGCTCATTAAGTGCGGAAAGGCAAAGTTTGAAATGATGTTGATGAACTTTGATTTCCAAGAGCGTTTGAAGGGAGTTACACCCGATGAAAAAAATTGGAAGCCAATCCCGGATGATTTTATTGACGGAATAGGAACTTGCAAGATGCTTTCAAACAAGACACCGATGAGCGGAATCTATTTCAGTGGAAGGACAATCCTTTCAACCGATGGTTTTCAAATTAACCGATATTCTTTCAAGGATAAAGGCGAGACACCTGTATTTTGGATTTCAGACAACTCATCAAACGAGCTTCTCAAATTCCCGAATATCAAGGAAATTCAGTTGCAGAAAACTTGGGTACACTTTAAGGCTGAGGATGGCTCAATTTTCAGTGTAAAGACCTTGGACGCAAACAAATTCCCGGTTGAAAAAATTGAGAAACTTATGGACACAAGCGAGCCGAAGGAAGATGACCTGAACGCTACTTTCCCTGCTGAGTTGTTTGAGGCTATTGACCGTGCTGATGCTTTTGCTATGGAAATCTCAGACCATTCTGTAATCCGTCTTGTCCTAAGCTCAGACAAGATTGAGGTAAGTGCTGAGAGAAGTTCGGGAAAATACGCTGAGAAAGTTGCTTGGGGTGACGATTTCAAGGCAACTATTGAGCCGATTACAATGTATGTTGACCCGGTGATGATGTCGTTTGTCGCTAAACGCTCATTGAAATTCTACCTATCGAAGGTGAAGACAAAGAGTGGAAAAATGATTCCACGGTTCATGTTTATCTCAGATAACAGCCAGCATCTTATGACAACATTCTCTTCAAAAGAGTAGTTGAAAATTAAGTCTTAATCTAGGGTTATTTTTTACCCTAGATTTTTTATTTTAAGGAGATTTGTAGAATGTCTTTTATTGATGAAGATGTAGAGGAATTAAAAGAAAAGAAACCCACGGTGAAAAAGAATTTCCGGGAAGATGATTTGAAGATTGATTATGACGATATTATCCCGGAAGATGAGAAGATTCAGCTGAACAAGAAATTTCAGCTTGACCCTGAGAAATATCAGGATTTTAATTCAGAGCTGTACCCGGATAGCCTAAATTTCTATGACTTTGAGATTTTTAGGCATGACTGGCTTGTTGTAATTATAAACCCGGTTGAGAAAATAAAGACAATTATTGCGAATGATTCAAAGGCGTTAAAGCGATATTATAATGTCCACAAGGAACAGATTTGGGTTGGCTACAATTCCCGGAACTATGATACATTCATCATGAAATCTATTCTGCTGGGAATCAACCCGAAGAAAACAAATGATGACATTATTGTGAGAGGGCTTAAAGGCTATCAGATTTCAAGGGATTTCAGAAAGATAACTTTTTATGATTTTGATATTTATTCAAAGGATAGTCTGAAAACTAAAGAGGGATTCATGGGCAATGATATTAGGGAGACTGAAGTTGACTTCAACCTTCCTAGAAAGCTGAATCCACCTGAGATGAGGCAGACTGTAAAATATTGCCAGCACGATGTAGAGCAGACAATTGAGGTGTTCCGAAGAAAGAAGGAAGTGTTTGAAAGTCAGGTTCAGCTTATTGAGACATTTGACCTTCCAAAATACATGATTGGATTAACTCAAGCTCAGCTAACTGCAAATATCCTAGAGTGCGAGAGGGTTGATGGAAGGGATGACGAGTTTGATTTACAGATTGTAGACACCTTACGGCTCAAAAAATATAGACAAGCTCAGGACTGGTTTGAGAATTCATGTAACATGGATTATAAGAAAACTTTTAATCTTGAGGTTTGTGGTGTACCTCATAACTTTGGCTGGGGCGGTCTGCACGGATGCCCGGAGAAGCCATTGCACGCTAAGGGTAATTTGTTTCATGTAGATGTAACTAGCTACTATCCAAGTATTATGATTAAATATGATTTTCTTACCCGGAATTGCCGTGATAAAAAAAGCTATAAGAAAATTTATGATATGCGTGTAGCGTTAAAGAAAGCCGGGAAGAAAAAGGAACAAGCCCCATACAAAATCGTATTGAATGGAACTTATGGAATTTGTAAGGATAAATTCAGCTCAGCCTTTGACCCACGGCAGGCAAATAATGTTTGCGTAAACGGTCAGCTGATGTTGCTAGACCTTCTTGAACACTTAGAGAAATATATAACGCTCATTCAGTCAAATACTGATGGACTTATTGTTCAAGTAAAGGATGAAAGTCAAATTGAAAAATTCCGTGAAATATGCCACGAATGGGAAGATAGAACAGGAATGGGATTGGGTTTTGACGAGATTGACGAGATATGGCAAAAAGATGTAAACAATTACATTTTTAGGTTTACGAATGGAAAATTGGAAAGAAAAGGTACATATGTAATGGAGCTTGATGACCTTAACTACGATTTGCCGATTGTAAACAAAGCCATTGTTGATTACCTTACAAAAGGGATTTACCCGGAAGAAACAATAAAAGGCTGCAACATTCTAAAGGATTTTCAGAAAATAATTAAGATTTCAAGCAATTACTGCCTTGGCTGGCACAATGGAGATTATCTGAACGATAAGACTTTCAGAGTGTTTGCAAGCAAAGATAAAGCTGATAGTTATATTGGGAAATGCAGGGATATTGGCGAGACTATTGAGAAATTTGCGAATACGCCTGAGCATTGTTTCATTTATAATGATGATGTTAACGGCTTATTAGTTACCGAAAAATTGGATAAACGCTGGTATATAGACTTGGCTGAAAAGCGTTTGTTGGATTTTGGAATTGATTTGAATGAAGATTCTTTATTTTAAGGAGATAGAATTATGAAATTTGAAAATACGGAAGTATGGGGATTTAAACACGCATTGAGGGGCATGAGAAACCCTTTTGAAAGTTGGAGTAAATCTGATTCTTTAATCGAATCCGAATATGAATATCAACTTGAAATTGGTAAAAATGATATGGAACTTGCTCAAAAATTAATTAAAGCGGGTGAGCCGCATAGAAAATTCTTGAGACAAATTTTCGTATCAGTAGACATCACCGCATCGTTGTATTGGTGGAAAGAGTTTGACACCTATAAAGTCGGAACAGTTGCCAATAGCACAAGCACAATGCACAAATTAGCATCAACTCCAATTACAATAGATTGTTTTGAAATGGATGATTTTGTAGATGGTAATTGTATCAATCTTAATTATAAAAAAGATTCTGCTGAAACAACTATGGAGGTTTGGAACTCTTTAATAAAAACTCTTGAAATTTTAAGAAATAAATACAACGAAACAAAAGACAAACGCTATTGGAAAGAGTTGATACGATTGTTGCCTGAAAGCTGGTTACAGAGAAGAACAATTACTATGAATTATGAGAATATTTTCAACATGGTGAAGCAGAGAAAAGAACACAAGTTGACGGAATGGAGCAAGTCTTTCATTGACTGGACAAAAACATTACCTTATGCTGATGAGTTTTTCTTCAATAAATAATCTTATAATATAAACAGAGGTAAATTAAATGAGAAAGAAAAAGATTGGAAGGAAGAGTGTCACGAGCATGGTTGTTTGATTGGTGGTATTGCCAAAGTTAGTTACGAACTTGATGGAAAAATGAAAACCGATAAAGTTAAGTTTGTAGGAAAATTTTGGTATATTGAAGAGTTAGATAGAACTGAAAACGACCCTTATTTCAAAGGTGTTATTTTTGATATGTACAATAATGAGCAAGGTTCTGTTTCATGGACTAAAGAAGAATTTCACAAGTTTTGTGAAACTTTTACTGAATTGTTCTAAGGAGTTGTAAATATATGGCTAAATTGGAATTATACCGTAAATATAGACCGGGAAATTTTTCAGAAATAGTGGGGAATGAAACCGCAATTAAGAGTTTGAGGAAGGAACTTGAGAACGGTTCTCATGTTTTCCTTATGACTGGTCCTGCTGGTTGCGGAAAGACAACTATTGCTAGGATTATGGCAAAAGAGGTTGGTGCAGGTGAGCTTTCAATTCACGAGATAAACTCAGCTGAAAACCGTGGTATTGAAACAGCTAGGGAAGTGCAGGAACAAATGAGATATAATCCGGGCGACGGTGATGCCATTGTTTGGATTTTCGATGAATGTCACCAGTGGCTTGCTCCGGTTCAAAATGCTTTTCTAAAGGCTTTTGAAGATACTCCGGAAAGTGTGTATTTTTTTCTTTGTACAACTGACCCGCAGAAACTCATTGCCCCTTTGAAGTCAAGATGTTCGATAATAAATGTTTCGCCACTTTCAGACGATGAAATGAAATATCTTCTTAAAAGGACAGCAAGGGCTGAGGGGATAAAGCTGAGTGGTGATGTTTATGACAAGATTGTTGAGATGGCTCAGGGCGGAAGCCGAAGGGCTTTGAAACTTCTCGCTAAAGTTTTGTATCTTGATAACGATGAAGAAAGATTTTCTGTGCTTAAATCAGAGAATGTTTCAGAGAGCGAGGAAACTATTGAACTTTGCCGTGCTTTGTTGAAAAAGGGTAATTCATTCTCAAATCTAGCCGGAATCTTGAAGAAAGTAGACACATCAGATTCAGAGAAAATAAGACAGGCTGTAATGGGTTATATGAATTCAGTGTTGATTAATGGAAAAGACCTTCCCGAAGCCGTTGCGGCAATTCAAGCGTTCAGCTCAGCTGATACATATAGGAACGGAAAATTTGCACTCACGGTGGCTTTGTTAGATTATTTCTCATTATTGGAATAAAATCTATTTTATGAATCTTATAATATATTAGACTTTAATTTTCATAAGGAGTTACGGATGAAAAAATCTGAGGTACTTGAAAAAGAAGATGAGGAATTTGATTTTGAGAAAGATTTGTCAATTAACAAATTCCAATTGGATGAGGAGTGCTTGAGTCATTCTTCAATTTATTTCAGATATGCTGAGGCTCAGGCTAAAGCAAAAACAAGAGCAGCTAAGGCCAAGGACAATTTGGAATTAGTAAAGGCTGAAAGATATGACGAAATAAAAAGTGAGTTTGAAAAGAAAGGGATAAAAACAACAATCCCTATGTTGGACAAAGCAGTTCTTTCAGATTCAGTGGTAATTGAAGCTACAAACAAACTTCGTAGAGCAGAGGATATTTTAGCAAAACTTTCAGTTGCAGTTGCAGCTTTTGAACACAGAAAGTCTGAATTGGACAATCTTGTCAAATTGTATTGTGCTGGATATTACTCTTTGCCAAATGCAAGTGATACATCTAAGAAAGATGCGAATGATCAGACAGCAAGAGAAATTAGAAAGAATCTAAATAAATAAGAGGTTGAGAAAATGGTTAACAAAAAGAGCGGCGGCTTGGCAAAACGTTATTCAACGAGTTATGGTTCGAGAGATGGTGGAAGTTCTTCAAAAGGCGGAGTAATTAACTATCGTAATTATGATGGTGAAGTTACATTCTTTTCACCAACAGAAGGAAAGCATCGAATCAACATTATCCCTTATACAATCAAGAGCAAGAATCACCCGCTTGTAAAACGCGGTGAAGCAGAGATTGGTGAGCAGGATTATATTATGGACTTCTATGTTCACCGTGGAGTTGGTCCAGCAGAAAAGTCTGTATTGTGTCTCAAGAACACTTACGGGAAACCTTGTCCAATTTGTGAATATGCTGCATCATTGAGAAAGAAAGGAAAGGAAGAAGAAGCGAAGGCACTCAAGCCTTCACGCCGCGCAGCTTACAATATTGAGGATTTGAAAGAACCTGGGAAGATTAAGGTTTTTGAAACTTCTCATTATTTGTTTGAAAAGGAACTCATTGAAGAAGCAAGAGATGATGACGAGGGCGGATTCATTGATTTCGCAGACCCTAAAGAAGGAATGGAAATCAAGTTCAGAGCTTCAAAGACAACAAAAGGCAATATGGAATTCACAGAGTTCAAATCATTTGCTTTTGAAGACCGTGACGAGCCAATCAGCGAAGAGCTTCTTGATGCAGCAATCAGTTTTGATGAACTTCTTACAGTTCCAACTTATGAAGAAGTTGAAAAGATTCTTTATGGTGATGATGAGGAAGATGATTCTGACGAAGATGAAGATGAGGAGCCTTCAAAAGAGTCTAAATCTAAGCCTGAGCCGGAAGATGAAGATGAGGAGCCTTCAAAAGAGTCTAAATCTAAGCCTGAGCCGGAAGATGAAGAAGAATCAGAGGGTGAAGATTCTGATGAAGATGATGAGGAAGAAGAAAAGAAATCTGCAAAAAAGCCTTCAAAGAAATCTAAATCAGATGATGAAGATGATGAGCCGGAAGAAAAACCCTCAAAGAAATCTTCAAAGAAGGATTGTAAAGGAGATTGTCCAGAATGTCCATTCAAGCATAAGTTTGGAAAAGACTGTGATGTATATGAGGAATGTGACGACTGCGACATTTGGGATAAGTGCGTAAAAGCCAGTGATTAATTAAAATTTTGTAGTAACTCCTATCATTTTTTGATAGGAGTTTTATTCTTAAGGATAAGAAAATGAAGTTTCAACAGGTACTTGAAAGATGCCAAAATAAAGGATTAAAAATTAGTCGAATGGGACTTTATGATGCTGGAATTAAAAATGGTTTTATCGAGAGAGATATTGACAGAAATAATATTTTTCATCAGGAAAAATTTGAAAAATGGTTGGAAAAGAAATTAGAAAAAGTTCCAGAAGGATATTGTTCATTCAAAGAGTGTTCTCAAAAGTTAGGTATTCCTTTGAATACAATTTATTATTTATTCAAGGAAAGTAATTTGGAAGTCATTAAGATTGGAACAAAGAAGGTTAAATATGTCAAAATTGAAGAATTTAGAGAATTTATCAGAATTCGTAAGCACGGTAGTGAGGAAAAATATGGAAACTAAAAAATCGGAATCGATTTATTTTCAGTGTGGCTGTCGCCTTCTTGACCTTGTTATTGGCGGAAAGAAAGATGTTTTTGGAGTTCCTGCTGGAAAGTTTATCAATATCGTAGGTGATAAGTCAGCTGGTAAAACTTTTTTAAGCAATGAATTTATTGCTTGGGCACACTATAATTTTGGTGAGAAGTTCAAGTGGGTATATGATGATTGTGAAAGCGGATATTCATTTGATACTGAGTCAATGTATGGCTTTGAAATTATGCCTAAAAATTTGGAAGAGAGAGTTCATTCCGAAACTGTGGAAGATGCTTTTTGCAATATAACTTTATTTTGTAGAAATTTGAAAAAAAGTGAATTTGGAATTTATGTTATAGATTCTTTGGATGGTTTAACTTCATACGAACTGGATGAAAGGGCAGAAGAAAGAATAAAGAAATTTGAAGAGGGGAAGAAACTTGAAAAAGGAACTATGGGAATGGGAAAGCAAAAATATTTATCTCAGGAATTTTTTGCTCAACTTTGTTCAACAATAGAAAAGAAAAATGTTTTGGTTATAATTATTTCACAAATAAGGGAAAATATTGATCCATACAGTTTTGAAAAATATACTCGCTCTGGTGGAAAAGGAATGGACTTTTATGCTCATAGTGTAATTTGGTTGGCTGGAGCAAAAAAGATTTTAAAAAAGGAAACTCCAGTTGGCAATGTAGTAAAGGCAAAGACGACAAAAAGTAAAACACCCAGACCATATCGAGAATGTTTCTTCAATTTTCTTTATGATTATGGACTTGATGACATTGGTACAAGTATTGATTATCTTTTTGACTTGAGGACAGAAAAGGGTGAATTGAATACAAAGGCAAAAGCCGTAAAATGGGAAGGTGAGGAATTGTCTTTGGATGATTTGAAGAAGTTTGTCGAAGAAAACGGTTATGCTGAAAAGTATGAAGATTCAAAATATTTTGATGGAAAATATGACAAGGATGGTTTATTTGACTTTATTCAATCAAAAAAGGAATACCGGGAAAAATACAAGGAGAGTTTTGGTGAAACAATGACTAGAGATGAATTGATTGAATATATCGAAGAAAATCAACTTGAGGACGAATTGAAAAACAAGGTTACGGAAAAATGGGAAGCGTTTGAGGATTCGATTAAATCTAATAGAAAAAAGAAATATTACTCAAAACAGTTGGAGAGTAAAGAATAATGTATGTTATAAGCATGGGAGGTCATTTTGAGTTGTGTTATGAAAGAGGACAGAAAAACATATAGAAAATTAAATGATGTGAAATGTTGTTGGACTTGTAAGCACGCATACTCACGGTTCAACCTGTCGCTCTTGTGCAAGAATCCGGACGAGTGGGTGATGGAGGCGGCGGTGGAGCCCGTGGGATGCTGCGACAGCTGGGAGAAAAGAGGAGAAGAGAATGGGTAAATCCGAGTACCAACAAATGATAGAGAATTGTCGTGAAGGCTTATACGTAGTGGATATAGGGCATACAAATGTCGTTTGCAATAAATACGGATATGTTGTTTTTTCATGGC